TTCAAAGGGTGGTGGGCGGTTTCCCCGCCCTCCCCTCTTTGGATGCCCATAGTGCGGGGGTATAAATACCGCACTCCCTTTAGCTGTTCCGAGGGTATCGGAACCTATATGTTTGTTTTCTGTCTGTCTGTCAGCTTTATGTGTGCTCGTCCCCTTTAGGGCACTCATTTCAGCTTGCTTTCATTCTTTTCTTCCCCGGTTCTCACCTTACCGGAGGCACTGGCCGTTGCGCCCGGCGGGGTCAACCTAGTGATTAGCACTAGGCTGTAGGTGTCTAAAGTGGTGACATTAAGACTTGGTAACTGATTTCAGCACTGTTAACTGATGTTGGGGATGACTTGATTGATCTTCTGGAAGGGGTAGGCTACGGGTGAAACCCCTTATCTTAATACCACTATGTAGAGATAGATTCAGTAGGTTAAGGGCAGTGGATAAGGTTGAGTTCATTTTGGACAATAAACCTTCAACACTGGTGGACCCAATCTCACTGACCAGATGCTTTCTTGACTGATCCTTCAGAGGGGTGATTCTTCTGAATAGGTTGCCTTGACACTGATGCCTGAGACCCATTGGGTCGGGCCTTAAATCATGGAACTCCACTGGACTTTCATGGCCTAGCTTCTGCCTTAGACAGACTCTGGGGCCCCACGACCCTCTGGGCCCTTCGGGGTACTCAGGGGCATTTAGGTTTTTCCACAATTAAAAGAGTTAATGATGAGTAAATCAGGTATTTTCCAGAGTGTTGGTGAGGGCCTTGATCATATCTTGTCTCTTGCTGATATGGAGGAAGAACAAATGATTCAAAGTGTGGACCGCACCGCAGTGGCGGGGGCCTCATACTTTACCTCAGTTGATCAATCATCTGTTCATTCTGCAGAGGTTGGAAAACATCAGAAGGAAAGATTGTTAACTAGTGTTGATTTGCCTGGATCAAAGAAAACCCAGGGAGAGAAGTTTTTCTTAATTCATACAGCTGAGTGGCAGACTGTAGATGCTCTTTTCCATGAGGTCGCAAAATTGAATGTTGTAAATCTGTTGTATGATCAACAATTTGCAGTCCAGGGACTTTTGAGATACCATACTTATGGCAGATTTGGTGTAGAAGTTCAGGTTCAAATCAATCCAACACCTTTTCAACAGGGTGGTTTGATCTGTGCAATGGTTCCTGGTGATCAAGGTTATGGTTCAATTGCTGCTTTAACAATGTATCCTCATGGACTTTTGAATTGTAATATTAATAATGTGGTTAGGATTAAGGTTCCCTTTATTTATACTAGAGGTGCTTATAATTTCAGAGATCCACAATATCCAGTTTGGGAATTAACCATTAGAGTTTGGTCATTATTGAATATAGGAACAGGTACCACCCCATATTGTAGTGTAAATGTTTTGGCTAGGTTTACTGATTTGGAACTACATGGTCTTACACCTATCATGACACAAATGATGAGACATGAATTTAGAGTTTCTTCAACTGATAATGTTATTAATTTAAGCAATTATGAAGATGCTAGAGCTAAAATTTCTTTTGCTTTGGATCAGGAAGATTTCCTTGGTGATCCTTCTGAAGGAGGAGGAGTGGAAATTAAACATTTTTCCACTTGGACTAGAGTCCCAACTCTTGCTGCACAATTTTCTTTTAACAAGTCTGCTTCTGTTGGCACTCAGATTCAGGTTTTTCCTGTTGATCCTTATTATTATACAATTACAAACTCGAGTCCTGAACAAAAATGTATAACTGCTTTGGCTTCTGTATGTCAAATGTTTTGTTTTTGGAGAGGAGATATAGTTTTTGATTTTCAAGTTTTTCCAACTAAATATCACTCAGGTAGATTATTATTTTGTTTTGTTCCAGGGAATGAGAATATGGATGTTACTAACATAACTTTGAAGCAAGCCACTACTGGACCATGTGCAGTTATGGATATAACTGGTGTTCAGTCTACCCTTAGATTTAGAGTACCTTGGATTTCAGATACACCCTATAGGGTTAATAGATATACAAAATCAGCTCATGTAAAGGGAGAGTATACTGCTATTGGAAAATTAATTGTTTTTGTTTATAATAGATTGGCTTGCCCCTCAAATGTTGCTTCGCATGTTAGAGTCAATACCTATTTGTCTGCTATCAATCTTGAATGTTTTGCTCCCATTTATCATGCAATGACTAATGCTACTGTGCAAGCTGGTGATGATGATTCAGGTGGTTTTTCTACTACTATAACAACTGAACAAAATGTTCCAGATCAGCAAGGGGGAATTACTACACCTAAGGATTTGAAAGGTAGGGCTAATAAAGGGAAGATGGATTTGTCTGCAACACAAGCTCCTGTTGGGGCAGTTACCACTATTGAAGATCCTCTTTTAGCAAAGAAAATCCCAGAAACATTTCCTGAAGTAAAACCCGGAAAATCAAGACATACTTCTGATCATATGTTGTTGCATAAATTTATGGGGAGAGGTCACTTTTTGAATACCTTTACTTTTAATTCAAATAACATGGAGTACACTATCCCTATTACTTTGTCTTCTACACAAAATCCCCCACAGGGATTACCTTCAACTTTGAGATGGTTTTTCAATCTTTTCCAACTTTATAGAGGCCCTCTTGACTTAACTATAATTATAACTGGTGCTACTGATGTAGATGGTTTGGTTTGGTTTACTCCTGTAGGGCTGGCTGCTGACACCCCTTGGACTGAAAAGGCATCTTTATTATCCATTGATTATAAAACTAGTTTGGGTGCAGTTAGATTTAATACTAGAAGAACAGGAAATATTCAAGTTAGATTGCCTTGGTATACCTATCTTTATGCTGTTTCTGGTGCACTTGATGGGGTTGGAGATACTTCTGATTCTACTTTTGGCTTAGTTTCTATTCAAATAACTAATTATAATCATGCAGATGAATACTTATCCTTTTCTCTTTATCTCTCTGTCACTGAACAATCTCAATTTTTCTTTCCTAGAGCTCCTCTTAATACTAATGCTATGATGGAAACAGGAACAACTGGAATTAGAGAAGAAGTGGCTAGGGGTTTGCTCGAGTCATGTGTTGATGAACCTAGGAGTTTGGTTGATTATCAATTTGAAAGGTGTGTTGAAGCCCGAAGGCCAATAAAGTATAAAGATCTTAGACTTGAAATTGGAAAGGATAGAATTGATGCAGCATTTGAAGATTTGAATGCGATTAAAGGAAAAGTGATGACACAATCGGGAGATGAATATTATTATTGGAAGATGGATTCTAAATTAACCCTAAACCTTTCTTTAAGGCAAATGAGTGCAGAACCTAAGACAATTAGAAGATTTGGTTTCTCTAAAAAGAAAGAGGGGCCAATTACTACTTTGGCTTTTGATGGATCAAAATTCCTAGGACATTTTGAGCAAGTAAATCTTTCTGATGAATGGATCTTGATTGATATTCCTTTTGGTTTCAAATATGCTCTCACAAAATTTTTGAAATATGAAGCTTACATGTCATTGAACTTTGGTTCAGATATTGAAGACCTTGAGGGCATGAAAACTCAAATTTTGTCAAAGGTTGATTTGGCTGAGGAAACCCAATTAACTGATAGTGAGTTTGATGTGATTATGCGCCACTTAAAGCCCAAAGAAATTAACATTACAGACAAAGTACTTGAAGATTCTGGTATTAAAGAATTAGCTGATAATATGAAGGGTGTTGCTGAAGAGGGAAAATCTTTTATAGCTGAAGCTAAGGAGTTTTTGAGTAGTATTAAAAGTTCTCTTAAAAATTTGATGATAGGATTTTCCAAGTCTACAACTCTAAAAATTGTAAGGTCTGTGTTACTTATTTTCAGGTGTGGATTTTTAGTTAATGTTCATGCAAAAATGTTAGAGGCTGGTCAATATGATGTGGCACAAATGCTTAGGATTATGAATTGGCTAGATTTAGGTGTTACAGCAATTGATTTTGGATCTGCATTTAGTGATTTTATAACTGCAATTCTAGAATTTAGGTCAGATAAAGATGATGATAAGGTTAGGACACAAAGTATTTCTTCTTGGCTTAGGGATATTTCTTCTTCTATAAATATTTTTAGGAATCTTAAGGATGCTGTAGTTTGGCTTTATAATAAAATTAAGGATTACTATGATACCCATTATGGGTGGAAGAGAGATTTACTCGAGGCTTTAAAAGAAAATGAAATTAAAATTGAAAATGTGTTAGAACAATCTGATTTGTTTTGTGTGGCTCAAATTCAAGATGTAAATAAACAGGAAGAATATGAGAAAGGTGTAGCTATGATTAAAACACTTAGAACAGTCATGACCTTGGCACAGGTCGATGAAAGTTTGAAGAAACATTTGCAACCATTGAGAGATGCTATAAATAGAGTTCATGGAAAGCTTAAAACATTAGGTGCAATTAATCAGGCCATGGTCACTCGCTGTGAGCCAGTTGTTTGTTATCTTTATGGGAAAAGAGGTGGTGGCAAATCATTGGCTTCTCTTGCCATCGCTACAAAAGTTTGCAAAGCCTATGGTGTTGATCCAAAGAAAAATATTTATACAAAACCTGTTTCAAGTACATATTGGGATGGATATGCTGGACAACTGGTTTGTATCATTGATGATATAGGCCAGAATACTTCTGATGAAGATTGGTGTGATTTTTGCCAACTTGTTTCGGGTTGTCCTATGAGATTAAATATGGCTTCTATTGAAGAAAAAGGTAGGCATTTCTCTTCCCCTTTTATTATCTGTACTTCTAATTTATCTGATCCTTCTCCTAAAACAGTTTATGTAAAAGGAGCTATTGAAAGAAGATTACACTACAAGGTTGAAGTGAAGCCCAAGGATATGTTTAAAAATCAATCAGATGAGACATTAAATGTAAATATGGCTAAAAGTGCTAGTGCAATTGCTGATATGTCTTGTTTAGATTTTATTTGTAGAAATTCTTCTATAACTTTAGATGTTTTAGTTGATTCACTTGTACAGTCTGTTAAAACAAGGGAAACAAATATGTCTGAATTTATGGATTTATGGTCTCAAGCTGGTGGTGATGACATTGAGACTGAGAATGAAGTTACTTTAGAATTGTCAAAGAAATTAGATGAACTTGATGATGGAACTAAGTTTAAATTTCCTAGATTACATAAATTTTTTAATGCAATTAAAAATCATAAGTGGCACACTTTGGGTGCTGCTCTTGGTATACTTGGTGTAATAGTTGGAGGCTGGTATGCTTACAAAGTATATAAAGAAAGATCACAGGAAGATGCTATAGTTGTGCCAGCAGAAGGTGTTTACCATGGTGTTACCAGACCAAAACATGTAATTAAATTGGATGCTGACCCTGCCACTTCTCAATCAACTCTTGAAGTGGCAGCTTTGGTTAGGAAAAATTTAGTTCAGTTTGGAATTGGAGAAAAAGGAGGAACTGTAAAGTGGGTTATGAATGCTCTTGGTGTTAAAGATGATTGGCTACTTGTTCCTTCTCATGCTTATAAATTTGAACCAAATTATGAAACATTAGAATTTTTCTTTCAGAGAAATGGAACTTATTATTCAATATCTGCTGGGAATGTTGTGATTCACTCTTTGGATGTTGGTTTCCAAGATGTCGTTTTGATGAAAGTTCCCACTATTCCTAAATTTAGAGATATTACTGAACATTTTATTAAAAAGAAAGATTTGGATAGAGCAACTGCTAGACTTGCAACATTAGTTACCACTGTTGGAGGAACTCCAATGATGATTTCTGAAGGACCCCTCAAACTTGAAGAAAAAGCCTCTTACCATCATAAAAGTGAAGATGGAACTATGACAGAATTAACTGTAGATATGGCATGGAGGGGCAAAGGTGAAGGTATTGCAGGAATGTGTGGTGGTGCTTTAATAACTTCAAATCAATCAATCCAGAATGCTATAGTAGGCTTGCATGTTGCAGGTGGGAATAATATCATGGTTTCCAAAGTAATTACAAAAGAGATGTTAGATAATGTGAGAGAATCAAAGATAGAGTCACAAAGAATAATGAAAGTTGAGTTTACCCAATGTAATGTAAATGTGGTCTCCAAAACGCTTTTTAAAAAGAGCCCCATTTTCCATCATATAGATAAGCAAATGATTAATTATCCTGCTGTGATGCCTTATCAAAAGAATGCTGAGATTGATCCCATGGCTGTAATGTTGTCAAAGTATTCTCTTCCATTAGTTGATGAACCAGTTGATTATTCAGATGTTGTTACTTTTTATAAGAACAAAATTTTAGGAAAGGACTTTCTTTATATTGAGACTTTCACTCTTGAGCAAGCAATCTGTGGGGTTGAGGGGATGGAAGGAATTAATATGAAAAGTTCACCAGGTTTTCCTTATGTTCATGAAAAATTGGACAAAGAAGATTTGATTTGGCTTACTGAAACAGGTGAATTTGTTGGAATTCATCCAAGATTGAGACAAAGATTAGAATTCAATATGGCTATGGTAGATAATGGAAATGAATTGGACGTTACCTATGTCACTTGTCCAAAAGATGAGCTTAGACCTATACAAAAAGTTTTGGATTCAAAAACTAGAGCTATTGATGCTTGTCCCCTTGATTTTGTTATTATTTGTAGAATGGTTTGGGGTCCTGCTATTTCTTATTTTCAACTTAATCCTGGCTTTCATACTGGTATTGCTGTGGGAATTGATCCGGATAGAGATTGGGATCCCTTGTTTAAAACAATGATTCAATTTGGTGATTTTGGCATTGATTTGGATTTTTCCTCTTTTGATGCTAGTTTGAGTCCTTTTATGATTGAGTATGCATGTGAAGTGATGTCTGAGTTGTCTGGTGCTAGTGAAACACAAACAAGAACTTTGGCAAATACTATCATTTATTCAAAACATCAAATTACAAATTTGACTTATCATGTAATTGGATCTATGCCCTCAGGTAGTCCATGTACATCTATACTTAATTCAATAGTTAATAATTTGAATTTGTATTATGTTTTTGGAAAAATCTTTAAAAGAAAACCAGTTGAATTTTACGAGAAGATCAAATTTTTGTGTTATGGTGATGATGTTTTAATTATTTTTGCTAGAGATTTAGAAATTAAGAATTTAGAAAAGTTGGGAAAAAGAATTCAAAGAGAGTTTGCCCTACTTGGTATGACAGCCACCAGTGGAAGCAAACAGGAACCTAGAGTTGTCCCTATACATGAACTGACATTTTTAAAGAGAAAATTCAATTTAATAGATGATAGGGTTCGCCCTGCAATTGATCCTAAAACAATATGGTCAATGCTAGCTTGGACTCGATCCAATGCTGAATTTTCCCAAAATCTTGAGACCGCATGTTGGTTTGCTTTTATGCATGGAAGTGGATTTTACCATAATTTTTCTCTTCAACTTAAAGCTATGTTAGAAAAAGAATTAGTTGATTATATAATAAAACCATACTCTTGGTGGAAACTGAGATTTGATTCTTTTGATTTTGTTAGAGATATGACTTAAGTGTTTATATATAAGTTTTAAATTGGGTGTTGATTATGGGTTCTACTGCAGGCAGTACGAATTGTTTAGATGATAAGATATAATAGTTAAGTTTTAGTTAAGATTTAGTTATTAGTTTTAGAGTCTATCATTGTTCGCTTGATAACCCTTCTAGGGTGAACAATGATTTAGTTTATAGCAGGG